AAGAATTAACTTAAATTAAATAAAATGGCAAAAAAGAAAGAAAAGGCTGTAGACCTTAAACCTACAAATATTACTGATGAGCAACTAAAAGCTATTCAAGATATAATTTCACCTATTAACAACATGCAAATAGAGTTAGGTAGAATAGAATCTAGAAAACACATGATGCTTCACCAAGTTAGTCAACTTCAAGAGTCTTTACAAGAAGAACAAGTTGCGCTAGAAAAAGAGTATGGTAAAGTAAATATTAACATACAAACAGGGGAAATAAACTACGATGTCGAAGCTAATTCGTAAAATATCTATAGGCAAAGATTATAAGAATGACGCCATGCACTATGCCGTTGGGCAAGAAGTGTATGGTGGTCATACCATCTGTGATATTATAGAAGAAGAAAATAAATACAGTGTATACATCAGAAAAGATAAAGATGTTTTACCTTGGAAAGACTTTAATAAAAATATGGCTGTGTCTGTAGAATATAACTTACAGTATTAATGAAAGCGGTTTACAACTTTGTTGTAACACCTGTAAAATCAAGATACAACAATACAAAAGATATAGACGGTAAAAAGCTTATAGTAAATACTGAAATATTTAATCATCAATACGTTAGCAGAGAAGCTATAGTAAAAGCATTACCTACAATAGGTGAAACAGATATAAAAGTTGGTGACAAAGTAATTGTACATCACAACGTATTTAGAAGATGGCACAACCAACACGGTGTAGAAAAAAACAGTAGAGCTTATATTAATGAAGACCACTATCTAGTACAGCCAGATCAAATATTTTTACACAAAAACAAAAACTGGGTTGCGCAAAAAGGATATTGTTTTGTAGCGCCAGTAAAGTCTACGGATAAATTAAGTACAGACAAAGAAAAACCTTTAATGGGTATTGTTAAATATACAGACGGTACAGTTAACAAAGGTGACTTAATAGGTTTTAAACCAAGCTCAGAATATGAGTTTATTATAGAAGGTCAAAAACTATACAGACTACTATCAAATTTTATTACTATTAAATATGAATATCAAGGAGACGAAGAAGAATATAATCCAAGCTGGGCAAAAAGCAGTTGATGAATTAATCAAAGTTGCTAAAGAACCTATTGTAGACTCAGACGATGATATATCAGCTGATAGATTAAAAAACGCTGCAGCTACAAAAAAGCTAGCTATATTTGATGCGTTTGAAATATTAAATAGAATCCAAGAAGAAAAAAATTTATTAGAAGGTAAAGAACCTGAAGATAAACAAAAAGTATTTAATGGATTTGCTGAAGGTAGATCAAAATAATGTACGAACAAAACTTAGTTAAAATAGTTGAGCCAGTTAAGATTAATACAATCAAAAGGCTTAATAAAAAAAACAAATGGGAATATGGATATAATAAAGAAAACAATATCGTTGTCATATCAAAAACTGGTAAAATTGGGCAGATCCTTGAAATCCAAGGGTTGCAAATTGCTCTGCCGTTGGAACCAGTGCGAGTGTATAGCAACAAAGTAAAGAAGTGGCAACAATTTGAATATCCAAAAGAATTAAGTAGACTTAAAAATATATTTGACTGGAGAGCGTACCCTGAAGAAAACAAAACACAATGGTACGATTACATAGACGAAGAGTTTAAAAGAAGAGAAGAGGGTTTTTGGTTTGACAACAAAGGTACACCTACATATATAACAGGCACGCATTACATGTATTTGCAATGGAGTAAAATAGATGTAGGCGCACCAGACTTCAGAGAAGCAAACAGATTATTTTATATATTCTGGGAGGCTTGTAAAGCAGATAAAAGATGTTATGGTATGTGTTACCTTAAAAACAGACGATCTGGTTTTTCTTTTATGTCTTCAGCTGAAACAGTTAACCAAGCTACATTAGCAAGTGATAGTAGATTTGGTGTATTATCTAAAACAGGTGCAGATGCTAAAAAAATGTTTACAGACAAAGTTGTACCAATATCAGTTAACTACCCGTTCTTTTTTAAACCGATTCAAGACGGTATGGACAGACCTAAGTCTGAGCTTGCTTATAGGGTTCCTGCAAGTAAGTTCACGCGTAAAAAAATTACTGCTAATGAGAAGCAGGAAGACTTGGTTGGACTTGATACTACTATTGATTGGAAAAATACAGGTGATAACAGTTATGATGGAGAAAAGCTACAACTATTAGTACACGATGAAAGCGGTAAATGGGAAAGACCCGATAATATATTAAACAACTGGAGAGTTACAAAAACATGTTTACGATTAGGTAGTAGAATTATAGGTAAATGTATGATGGGCTCAACATCAAACGCATTAGACAAAGGTGGAGAAAATTTCAAACGATTATACAGAGCGTCAGACGTTACTAAACGAAACAGAAATGGACAAACAGCGTCTGGACTATATTCTCTTTTTATCCCAATGGAGTGGAACTACGAAGGATTTATTGACGAACACGGAAGCCCAGTCTTTAATACTCCGGATCATGACGTCTTTGACCCCCATGGAGAGTTAATAGATGTAGGTGTAATAGACAATTGGCAAAATGAAGCTGATGGTTTAAAAGGAGATCAAGATGCGTTAAACGAGTTTTATCGTCAGTTTCCAAGAACTGAAGAGCACGCATTTAGAGATGAAGCTAACAATAGTATATTTAACTTAGTTAAAATATACGAGCAAATAGATTACAATGAAGAAATGTCTAGAACACTAGGCATTACTAAAGGTAATTTTCAATGGGTAAACGGCGTAAAAGATTCAAAAGTTATATTTTACCCAGATATAAAAGGTAGATTTAAAATAAGTTGGGTACCACCAACACATATACAAAATAAAGTTGTAATTAAAAATGGTATTAAATATCCTGGCAATGAGCACATGGGTGCTTTTGGTTGTGATAGTTATGATATATCGGGCACTGTAGATGGTAAAGGCTCTAAAGGTGCTTTGCATGGTTTAACTAAGTTTAGCATGGAAGACGCGCCAGCAAATACGTTTTTCTTAGAATATTTAGCAAGACCACAAACAGCTGAAATGTTTTTTGAAGACGTGCTTATGGCTTTGGTATTTTATGGCATGCCATTACTTGCAGAAAATAATAAACCTCGTTTATTATATTATTTGCGAAGGCGTGGTTATAGAGGTTACTCAATGAACAGGCCTGATAAAATATGGAATAAATTATCTACAGCTGAAAAAGAAATAGGTGGTATACCAAACTCAAGTGAAGACATTAAGCAAGCACACGCTGCTGCTATTGAAATGTATATTCAAAGCCACGTAGGTATGAACGCTGAAGGTCAATTTGGTAGTTGTTATTTTAATGAATTACTAAATGATTGGGCTAAATTTGATATAAATAAAAGAACAAAGCATGATGCTTCTATAAGTTCTGGCTTGGCAATAATGGCTAATAATAGGCATTTATATCGACCAAACGCCCCAATACAAAAACCAAAACTAAATATAAATATTGCTAAATATACAAATCAAGGCAATACATCTAAACTAATTAAAAAATAAATATGGCAGAGTCTGTTATAAAAAGTTATTTTCCAAGTCAAGTTGTAAGCGATGCTGAAAAGTTAAGTTATGATTATGGTTTAAAAGTAGCAAAAGCAATAGAAACAGAGTGGTTTTATAATGACGGTGGTCACACTAGATACACTACAAATCACAATAATTTTCACGACTTAAGATTATACGCGCGTGGAGAGCAAGGCGTACAAAAATATAAAGACGAGTTATCTATTAATGGTGATTTGTCTTATTTAAATTTAGACTGGACACCAGTGCCTATTATACCTAAGTTTGTAGATATAGTTGTTAATGGTTTAGCAGAACGCATGTATGACATAAAAGCTTATTCAGTAGATCCTTATGGAGTGTCTCAAAGAACAGAGTACATGGAGGCTTTATTAGAAGATATAAATATGAAAAGCTTTAACGATTTTGTTAACTCTGAACTTGGTATAGATCTTTCAAACTCTGATCAAGACACTTTGCCAGTAAACGAAGAAGAGCTAGCTTTACACATGCAGTTGACTTATAAGCAATCTGTTGAAATAGCTCAAGAACAAGCTTTAAAAATTTTAATGGAAGGTAATGATTACGATTTAATTAAAAAACGTTTTTATTACGACTTAACTGTTTTAGGTATAGGCGCTGTAAAAACTAACTTTAATACTTCAGAAGGTATTACAATACAATATGTTGATCCTGCAGATTTAGTTTATTCATATACTGAGTCTCCATATTTTGATGATATATATTATGTAGGTGAAGTTAAAAACGTACCTATAAACGAATTAGCAAAACAATTTCCTCATTTAGAGCAAGATGATTTACAAGAGATTATTCAAAATAAAAGCTATCAACAAACTAACTACAATAACGCGTCAAATTATTATAACGAAGTAGATAACAATAAAGTTCAAGTTTTATATTTTAATTATAAAACGTATATGAACGAGGTTTATAAAGTAAAAGAAACTGGTAGTGGCGCTGAAAAAGCTATAGAAAAAGACGATACTTTTAACCCGCCAGAAGATAAAGAAGGTAATTTTACAAGATTACAAAGAGCTATTGAGGTTTTGTATGAAGGCGCCCTAGTACTTGGTAGCAACAAGTTGCTTAATTGGGAAATGGCTAAAAACATGATAAGGCCTAAAAGTGATTTTACTAAAGTAAAAATGAATTATAGTATTGTTGCCCCTCGTATATATAAAGGTAAAATTGAAAGCTTAGTAAGACGTGTTACAGGTTTTGCTGATATGATACAACTTACACATTTAAAAATACAACAAGTATTATCACGTATGGTACCAGATGGTGTTTACTTAGATGCTGATGGACTTGCTGAAATAGATTTAGGTAACGGAACAAATTATAATCCACAAGAAGCATTAAATATGTTTTTTCAAACAGGTAGTGTTATTGGTAGATCGTTTACAAGCGAAGGTGAGCAAAACCCAGGTAAAGTACCTATACAAGAAATACAGTCAAGTAATGGCGGTGCAAAATTACAATCACTTATTGGTAATTATAATTATTATTTGCAAATGATTAGAGATACTACCGGGCTAAACGAAGCTAGAGATGGTAGCATGCCAGATAAAAATGCTTTAGTTGGTGTGCAAAAATTAGCCGCAGCAAATAGCAACACAGCAACAAGGCACATACTACAGTCTGGTTTATTTTTAACTTCTCAAATATCAGAGCTTTTATCACTTAGAATATCTGATGTTATTGAATATTCACCAACTGCAAATGCATTTATACAACAAATAGGCGCTCACAACGTGGCTACATTAGATGAATTAAAAAAACTACATTTGTATGATTTTGGCATATTTATTGAGTTAGCGCCAGATGAAGAAGAAAAAGCTTTATTAGAAAATAATATACAAGTTGCTTTAGCACAGCAAAGTATTAATCTTGAAGACGCTATTGATGTTAGAGAAATTAAAAATTTAAAGTTAGCAAATCAATTATTAAAACTTCGTAGAGCTAAAAAAGAAGAAAGAGACTTTCAAGTTAATCAATCAAATATACAAGCTCAAGCACAGGCAAACGCACAAGCACAACAAGTGGCTGCACAAGCTGAAGTACAAAAAAATCAAGCTATAGTAGAATCAAAAGCCAGTCTAGCACAGATACAAGCTCAGCTTGATTTACAAAAAATGCAAGCAGAAGGTGCTCTTAAAAAAGAGTTAATGGAACAAGAGTTTATGTATAACATGGAACTTAGAAAAATAGATGCTGAAAACAGTAATAAAAAAGAAAATCAAAAAGAAGATCGTAAAGATCAAAGAACAAAAATTCAAGCAACTCAACAAAGCGAGATGATTGAACAAAGAAAAGGTGAAAAACCACCTAAAAACTTTGAGTCCGCAGGTAATGATATATTAGGAGGCGGATTTAATTTAGGCGGATTTGAACCTAAATAACAATTATTAATTATTATTATATTATATTATGGCAAAAAAGAAAAAAGAAGAAGTAGTCGAAAAGACTACTAAAGACAACGTAACAAAAGTTGATCTTAAAAATAAAAAAGAAGATAACAATGTTATCAAAGTAGATTTAAACA